CCGTCCATAGCTCCATATCCTGCGTCAGAAACATGCTGAGAGTCAATGTTTCCACCCCACGGTGAACCATCAGGCTGTAGGAATTTAGTGAAGTCTACGTGACCACTTACACCAGTATTAGATAGGAAGCAAGCAGGAACCTTGTACTTTTGACTTCCCGATACGAGAGTCTTAAACCTAATTGCAATCTCATCTGGTCTGCCACACAACCCTTTCATGCCAGGGTCATCTGCGAATGGTGTGTATGCCTTATTCTTTAGGATAGTTTTAAGTGTTCTCTCTGCTCCGATTTGCTGATTGTGCTTGCAAGCATAATATTCACACCAAACTAGTTTAGCATACTTAGCCTTTAGGTCTTCTTCGGTCATACCCTCTGGTAATTTATCCTCTTCTGTTAGAACCTTCGGAAGTGGTTCTATGAAATCTACTCTTATTCTATCTTTATTAACCTTCTGTAAGCTCATTCTGCCCTCCTTTTTCTCCATAAAGCGATACATGCTGCATCAGCCCAGTCTTGTTCTATAAATAACTCGCCCCATTTTGCTACTGCAAAATCTTTAATGTCTTTCTTATTACAATTACCTTTACCCAGTACATGTTTCTTCCAATGTCTATTGTCTACAGACACACATTCAATATGATTGGACGCACATGCTAAACGTACCCCACCCACAACTGAAGCAATTTCCATTGTGGATTTGGGATTCTGGATAAAGATCGCTGCCTCTACAGCAGCACTTGGTATTACTTTTATTTTACTCAAATCTTTGGAAAACTGTAACGAAATTTCGATAAATCTAGTATCAAATTCTAAATCCGCACTACGCCATTTAAGCATCGCAATAATTCTTTCTTCCTCATCAATCCACACTCCATGGATAGCTCTAGAAGAACAGTCTATGCCAAGATAAGTTGGGGTAGTGGCCTGTTGAATAACTTTAAAAGCTTCTTTATTACCCGAAATCATGTGCCACTAAGTCATCCATGTCTTCAGCACAGTCTTTTAAATCTATTACTGCCTTACGTAAAGTATCTATATCTTGAGCCACCACTCCATATTGAATACCTCTGGTAATAATTTGAGACTTTGCTACTAAGTCTAGAAGTTCATGTTCATCCATTATGCTTTCCTCCTCGTAGTTGACCATTCTTTATTCTTATCAGCCCCTGTAACTTTTATTTCATAATCAGAGAATAGGGCTGGATACTTACCTTTCAAGATATCTCCAATCTTATTAAATACTAAGCGTATCTCTTCTTCAGCATGTTCATCAGTTCGCATTTCAATAATATGCCTTGCAGCCCTAATGTTACATGACCATCCTATATTTGTTGCTAGTCCTATTGGGGCCACCCGTCTAGCAGCAGATGTATAATATTTCTTTTTACTGAAGGGGAGACTGTCAAAGTCTTGCCCCTCAATGACTTCAGCACGTTCTATAAGCCTTGCATATTGAAGCTCCAGGTATTCCCACGTTTCTTCAAATATATCCGTAGAATCCGCATCTCCTGCATATGCCTGGGGCATCCATAGTCCCATATCTTCTAGCCTTAGGAACCGTAAACTCTCTTGGGAGATAGCGGTACCCGCTCTGTGCCTTACAAGCTCATGAGTGACCACTCTACTGGTATCACATATCATAAAAGATACCCACCCATGTTCTAAGACACTCCCATGTCCAATATTGATTATGTTTTCTAAGTAGGCTTCATTACTTGTTCTAACACGAGTAAGATTAGGATTAAGTTCAGTACCAAAGGACTTATAACAGCCCCTTCCCATGACCTCAATAATCTCACTAAGGTCACCTGGGCCTTGTCCATTACGGCCCACGTTACCGTCTCTATTGCCCCCCTTAGATGTCCAACCCACTGCTCCAATATAGTCAAGGTAACTGTGGAGTGCCGTATCATTAACCGTATTCTCTGCTATCAAAAAGACTTGTGGCTCGACTCTATGCATTGTTTCCCCCAAATGTCCTCAACGATACTACCCTAGACACAGTTTGGAATCCTTGGGCATAAGCCTCTTTCAAGCCTGTAACTTTTCGATGTACAGTTTCTTGTTCAATAATATCCCTTCTCAATTCTTTTAAGGATTCATATTTATCTAATACAGCCCCCCGTAATTCCTCTCTAGTGAATTTTTTCTTTCCTGCTTCTTCTCGTTCTTCAGCTATTCGATATACAGCAGTAGAATAACTTTCATTAAAAGCGGCATCTAAGGCATTTTTAGTGGCTTCAATATCGGCTAGTTGGGTTTCTAAATACATTTTAATGCCCCCATACATAGTTAGAAACTGTTCCAATTTTTTATTGTCAGCATTCATAAGATTGGGAAAATCTAGATTTTGGTCAACAGCTAATTCCTTTCCAATAGATGGAACCATTAAGTCTTCAATAAACTTATCTGCTTGGCCTATAGCTTTAAAGGGACTCCATTTCCCATCCCGTTTCTCCATTTTTAACTGTGTCATTACACTCCTTTACAGGGACAATATTTAAACCCTGTACATCTAAGTGGCACTTCTACCATATTTATTACATTAAAACATCTTTCCTGCAACTTTGTCCACACCTTTTCATCCCGTTTTACCACAAAGGCTTTTAGCTGCTGGTCATTTTTATCCTCGTACAAGAGTATACCGTGTTCTATATTAGCTAGATTCAGATAGATTTGTATCTGCACAAAATGTTCAGGCTTAGGTCTATCTAACAGTGCTTTAAAACCCCTAGTATTTATAGACTTCAATTCGATAACAGCTTGTGGAAAGTCTTTGTGCTTAATGATGAAGTCAATCCTGCCAGAAATACTTGGAGACTCACACTTCACTACACTTTCTGTAGCTAGCAAAACTCCCATCTGTTCAAAATATTTTTCAAACCTCAGCCCTAAATAATCCCCACAGTCAAAAATTCTTTGAAGCACGGCAGCAATTTCCTGACCGGGAAGCATACCATTATAAGAAAGATATAAAAATCTATCACAGGGGTTCCCCAAACTAGACGGGTAAAATACCCCCTCCCGTTTCTTCTGACTGGTGTGGCCTTGGAAACTCTCTATTTCCGATAGCAGCCATTCATCCTGATTAGTTGCAGTAGTAATTTTAGGTTTCTTTTTTATAAGTTGTCTAACGCCTGACATATTTCCTCCATAATTGGTTCAGGAGAAGTGGAGATGATATGTAATACCTGTTGCACATCCACTTCCGTAGTTTCCATAAGTGCTGCATCCCTGATAGCATCAGCCTTTCTTAAATGCCCCATCATGCCATCAGCTTCTATAACCATGGATAATTCAGGTATCCAAAAGTCTACTGTATATTGTAACACATTAAACTGCTCTGTGTATCGGATACCTAGCTTAGAGAGACAATTCGCTATTATCTTCTCCTGTTTTGTAAAGTCCTTCGGCAATAACATTAGACCCCTCCAATTCAGTTATGAGTGCTTCCAATAAATGTTCATTGGTTGTCATTAAAGTCTTCAACCCATTCATGCCCTGTGCCCGTTGACCTTGATACGTGTACCAAGCTCCCTTCTTATCTATTACTCCCGCAGCTAGACCATCCCTCATGTAACTTTCAATGAGGTCAATACCACCCTCTACTCTAAATGGTACGATAGCTGACTTCCAATTCTCTCCCCCCACCTTAGTTTTTCGTAGACGGACTTCCATATCAAAACCCACCTTTTCTTTATCAGCAGTTTCCAACCATCCTGCTCTACGTACTTGCAGTAGGAAATGGGCAAAGAAAGTTTGCGCTAATCCTCCTGGCATAGTGTCTAGGGCCACCTTCCCAAGACCTGTCCTCATTTGATTAATACAGACAAAGGCTGACCCTTCCTGTAGGTTAGGCAGTAATCTAGGAAGGGACGTATTGATAAATCTAGCTTGCCATGCCATAGGATTATATGCAAAATCTTCTTCGGAATTTTTAGTTTTGGCGGGTTCCATCACAGCACTAGGAACTAATCCTGCAATACTGTCCAAGACAATCACATCTACGCCTGCTTTCATTAATTGCCTGGCGATACCAAAGGCTTCCTCGCCTGTGGTGGGTTGAGCAACCAATATATTATCAGTATCTACCCCACACTTTGACATCCATTCGTTATCCCAAGACAACTCTGTATCTATCCAAGCAGCGGTTCCACCTTCAAGTTGACTGTTCTTACATATCTGAGAAGCCAGATACGATTTACCTACGTTATTTGCCCCGTACAAGATAGTCATCCTCTTCTTAGGTATGCCACCACCTGTTAAACGATCTAAGGCAGGAATTCCAAAAGGGATTCGTCCATACTCAAACTCTGGACTATTACCCCTACGTAACCCTAAATCTTTATCCCCCAATAATTGGTCAATAACTTCGTTAGCAGAATTTTTCAACTCTATTTTCCCCCATCTAGCAAACCGTCTACTTGGGAATCTACTCTAGTTCGCAGGACTTCCCACACTTGGTCAGCAGTCTGTCCAGCCTCTGCCAATTGAGCTTCCAACGGCAACTCTGTGTCAATTTGGTCAAAAGATAGGTCTATCCGTCCATATTGATTCGTTGATAAATCCCCTACCCTAAACGTAAATCCTAAGTGCATACTTATTTTAGCCATTATTTGCCTCCTCTACATTATATACTTGCCATTCGGTTACTGGTACGTCATAAAAATATTCCCCTGCTGCTATTGATTTATTTGGGACTTCCACTTGAGCATACTTAAGGATTGTCTCACTAGCGCAGAGCATAACTCTATCACATTCTATATTAACTACCGCATACACCATATCAGGTTTTAAAAATTTAGTCTTTCGTTCAGGGATATGGACAGTAGGGTGGGGCCATGCGGTATGCCAAATAGCTCTCCGTTCTACTTCATACGTTCTAGTCCTATTTTTAACTATTATATCTACCCCATATTTATTTGGGTTTTCCTCTGCATCAACATTCATCCGTTTTAACAGTTGTAACACTGCATTCTTTCCGATGGAATCATTAGCTCGATGATTACCTGGACTAAAAGGTTTCCTAACTTTCATTCAATTAACTCCAATCTATAGATGCTTCCAGTGTAGCATACACTGGTTCCGGTGTCAAGGTTAATTTAGACCAATCTTTCTTAACCGCCCACGAACCTTCGCATACATCTATGTCCACCTTCAGTGGAATATTTAAACTGTTCTCTTCCATTAGTCTTTGTATTTCGAGTGGTACTGCGTGTATTTCATCATCATGGATTTCACACACGATTTCATCATGCACTTGGAGCAACATATTACTTTTTTTATCCTTGAGGTAATCATAAACTTTTATCATCCTTTCATTTAAAATATCAGCACTTGTTCCCTGAACTAAATAATTAACGCCCTTATAGGCAAATTCAGCAGGGATTTGATATAAACGTCCATATCTATTACGAACCCATCCCCTAGTTTCAATGGTTTTTGCCACTTTATCAATAAACTCTTTAGCTCCCTTTATACCCTGGAAGTATTTCCGTTTATATGAGGATGCTTCTTTAGGGGAAGTACGTAATTGTAACGCTAGACGTTTGTTGCCGATGCCATAGATAATACCAAACGTAATGTTCTTCGCCATTTGCCTGTAAAACTTAAATTCATCATGACCTTCCACCATGTCAAATGCCGTCTTCGCTGTCTCTGCATGGAAGTCAATGTTCTCTTGGGCCATTAGTTCATCCATTTCTTCGTTCTGAAGGTAACTCAAAAAGACACGCACCTCCATTTGAGAGTAATCAAACCCAATCAAAGAATAATTCTTTCTGGGGATAAACAACCTTCTAATCGCTACTTGTTGCCCATTTGATTCATCAAACGATTCATCTCCCACAAAACCCCATGTATCTAATACATCATCGGATAAATCCGGGGAGACCGTGCCACCCTTAGTTGAAACGATAGCTTCGATACGACCTTTAACAACTTCTCTTTCTTCATGAGTTAACTCTTTATCTACCAAGTTAAAATGAGTTCTAGGTATATTCTGAAGATTTGGACTTCGTGAAGACAATCTCCCAGTGACCACAACCCAATTACAAAAAGTTGTGTGCAAGGTTTTAGTCTCTACGTAGGGTTCTAAATAAGTAGACTTCAATTTTTCTAAAGACCTGTACTGTCTAATCAATCCTGCAATAGGATTATTAATTTGAATAAGTGCCGCCTCTCCCCAAGATTCTTTACCTTTCGGAGTCTGAGTAGGGGAATGGATGCCTAATTTATTTAAGACTTCACCCACTTGCTGTGAACTACTTATGTTAAAAGTATCCCCTGTTAATTTCCATATGCGGTCTGCCACTTCAGACCTACGCTGGTCTATCTTAACCATAGAGTCAGCGGCATACTTGCTATCAATGTCAATGCCTAGTCCTTCCATATCATATAATACAGTAGTTAATTGACTTTCCAAATCCGCTACACCTTCTTGGTTCAGCTTCATAATCTGTTTAGTACAACTTTGATACAACTCCAGTGTCCAATAGACATCTTGCTCACAATACGGCCCCAGAATCTCTACAGGTGCCATGGAGAAGTCTTTATGCCATTTGTTCTGCTTAAGTAACTTCTTAGTTTCTATGTCATAGGCAGCAGCCTCAAGACCATAATACCGCTTAATCGTTTCCGTCAAGCCAAATTCTCTAACCTCTGTATCGGCACACAATCTCACCAAGACAATCACATCTATTAATTTTTGCCCATTAACTTTTAAGCCCTCTTTTTCTAGGAACCGCAAATCAAACTTTATGTTATACCCAAGCAATGTCTCAATTTTATTCATGGCCTGGATAAACGGCCCCAAGAGATTACCATCTAAATTATTTCCCTGGTGATGTCTAAATGGAAAATAGTAGGTGTCAGTTTTAGTGAGCCTATCTTCTCCTGCAAAAGTAGAGAAGCGTGGCCCATATCCTAGTACCCCCACCCCACATATTTGATTATAGTCATACGGGTCTAATCCATTAGTCTCAACATCTACACACCACGTATCATAGTTACTTAAAGTAGCCATAACCGTGTCAAAATTATTCTTAGTTACTATCATATATATCTACTTCTATACCAGCTTTACTTAGGATACCCCTTGTCTGAGTATGGTGGTACTCTTCTAAGGCCACTATTCTTGTCACTTGACTATTTGCAAACATTTTACCACATGTAAAGCAAGGTGTCACGGTCATATAAGCAGTTAATATGTCATCAGAACGTAACTGCAACAAGGCATTTACTTCTGCATGTATAGCTTCACAAACATCTAATCCTTCTCCAGGGGGAAAGAGTGCCCCTTCACAGAACATATCAATACAATGAATAAATCCTGAAGGGACACCATTATACCCAGTGGCTACAATATGGTTTTTACTGTCTACTAAGACACATCCCACTTGTCTACGAGGGCACGTACTCCTCTGTGCTACTGTTGTAGCAATCTGTAAGAAGTACGTGTCCTTATCCAATCTGGGGGGCATTAAAACAAATCTAGGGAAGAAGATTCAGTTTTAATCTCTGTTACCCCATCTTCATTAGAGGGGCCAGGACTCCACAACGCTCCATAACGTTCTTGAAAATATTCTTGGATAGGTGGGAGGTCAGACGCTTCCTCCCGTTTATCTTCAGGAATTTCTCCGTCCCTAGCTGTGGCAGCAATAGCATAAGAGGTATCACGCATTCCTGCACCAGTGCGTTTAATCCGCATAACGCCCTTATTAAGGGAATTCCAATCGTTGTACACATCTACTAACTGGTTCCACAGATAGTCGTTCCGACCAAAGCCTAGGCAAATGACTTTATAATCATTGACTAATTCCTTGAACATCTTCTTTCCACCTGGGCCTGCCATTTCTTCCCACTCTTCCTTGCGCTTTTCAGCATGAATAATTTCATATACATACCCCCAAAAAGCGAACTTTCTGGATGGCCTGGAATCTGCCGGGACAGCACTAAGGTCTACCCCATCAGCATTTAATAGATTGACAAATCGGTTACCCTGCCTAAATGTGTACAAAGATACCTCATCTAGGTTTACATCATCATCTTCACCCGTAGCAATTGATGACACAAAGGCTTGGTCACCATCCCTAAACCATACTTCTCTAAAAGGTACCTCAGACCGTGAGGCCGCTTCTTGCCGACTTTCTTCCCTAAGGCTTTGAATTCTTCCTATTCCACTCATTATAATCTCCTAAATTTAATATATATCTCGATGTTCTATTATTGCTTCTAGCTCTGTTTTACTTTTTACATCTTGTATATCTTTCACTCCTTTTGGCAATTTAATATATGATACCACAAAATTTTGGCTCATGCAAGTCATTAATTTTTCTTTCCCTTTTTGCCCTGCTTCGTCATTATCCAAGCATATAACTAATTCCCCAACAGGAAGTTTAGATAGTAACTCTTCTTGAGTCTTGGATAAGGTGGCCCCTAAGATAGCTACGGAAGGGAACCCGTTTTGATGGAGCCACATAGTGTCTAAGCTACCTTCAGTGACACATACAAAGGGACTACGCTGTATGTGGTTTATACCGAATAAATACTTAGATTTCTTGAACCCTTTAGAATACAAATATTTAGGAACTGCATTAGGTCTACGGGATACCCAACCTTTTAATTCTTCAGTAGGGGCATAAATAGGAATGATTAAATCATTGAATCTATTTGTTCCGCATCCCCATTTCTCTAACTCCCCCTGCGAAAAGCCCCTATCCAAAGCCCATTTGGGATAGTCATAAGCCTGGAAATCTTCAGGATAAGTTACGAATTCTTGGTCATCTTCTAACTCAAAGCTGTCAAAGAAGTTTAAATCTAACTCTACATCTTTATCCCCTAAATATTGTCCCACCGCCAATAGGGAAATGCCCCAGTATTTACTTAGAAAGTACTTTAAGGAACCTTGACCGCATCCAGCGAAACAAATCCACAACCCCTTTTCCGTATTAATAGATAGGGAAGATACTCTATCATCATGCAAGGGGCAGACTATACTCACTTCAACCTGTTCTATCGGGATTGGTAATCCTGCATCTATCAGAATATTAGTCCAATTCATTAATATTCATGAGCCTCAAAAAATTTACTGCCCACTTCTTCAATATGTCCCCTATCTACGTCCCACTCTAAGAGAGACATATCTATGTCTATTTCACCATCCCGATATTTTTGATACTGTACCACCCGTTTTAGAGTATCATTTTCCACCCTAGCCATAGATAAAGTTACATCAGATGCCCTAAGCAATGCATCTCCAAAAGCTACAGTTTCAGGTTGGGGAGGTATATATACATTGGCGGCATCTCTGTTCGCTTGAGTAGTGACAAACATAGCCACGTTTTGAGAAAGGCATAACCCTTTCATGGCATAGAATAAAGCATGGGACTGTTCCCACATAGCTTTAGTAGTTGTTAATCCCGAAGTGACTAAATAAATTCCGTCTAGTACTACAAAATCTGGGGCATGTTTTCTAACAAGTCCCGCAATACCCTCTATAGTCATTGTACCTTCACCATTTATATGGTCGCACACTAGTAGACTTGGGGTATTTTCATTGGTAAGGGTTTCCAAAAACTCTTTATAGACTTCCGTATCTATGGGGTCACCATTTCTAAGGGCTTTATGGGATAGTTTGTACCCCATTAAATTTCCCATGACTACATCAGCCCTTAAATTAATAGCTGATACGGGCATTTCTGTGGACACCAATAAAGTTTTATGCCCATTCATGGCTGCAATAGCCGCTACTAAGATACTCATCCATGTCTTCCCGACAGTAGGACGAGCAAAGAGGGAAATCAATTCACCTGGCATCCACCCCACTCCAAGGTTATTAAGGGTCTTAAAGGGAGTTTTAATTCCCATTAATCCATCCCCCATCTGCCGTTTAGCTGTTCTATTCTCCCATTCAGCTAATCTATCTAGTGAATGTCCGTTGTTATATGTTACAACTTCTTCATCATATACAAGACTAATATCATTAAGACTATGGGTTATTTGCGAGAAGGCTTTCTTGGGGCTTTCTTTTAAAACATCCTTATTGGTATTGAAGACATTTACTATCTGCCGATACAAAACCTGGTCTTTAAATTTATTCATTGCGTAATCTAAATTCAGTGTCGTAGAACTGGGGTCTAGAGTGGGGTAATTCTCTGCTACATGTTCAGCAGAAGGAATCTCTCCGTAGTCATCCACATACTTCAGTAAAAACTGGTATGCATCTCCATGCTTGGCAAAATCTTTCGTTGGATGTTTGAACTTCTTTAGATTTTCAAAGGAGTCCAGGCCAAAAATTATGCCCGATTCAATAAAATCAAAACTTTCCATTTATTCTCCTATGTTAATAAGTAAACTTGATTATATGAATCCATCAAATAATATTCGGTGCCGTCTTCAGACGTAATTAGCTTTTTCGCTTCTTCAGGTGTCACCACTTCGGCAACTAACCACACTTGTCTTGTTTGTTGATTCACTCCCATCAGTTTAAGGCTTGGGGAAGAGTTTGTCAAGGGCTTGGGCTTAGTAAGCCTGCCCTGTTTAACCCGTTTCTTTACCGGCATCGTCATCCTCCAACCAATTAATATTAGTAATGTACTTACCAAGCTTTTTCTTAGAGCTATGGCGTAATTTATAAGAAGATTCACCTAATTCTAGGGTAATTTCTTCCATAGTTAGTCCCTCAATCCGCAAATTAATGAAATTGATCTCAGAATTATTCAACTGAGATCTGATCAACAGATCTTGAACTTCAAATTCTTGTTCTTTATATTTTGTAATAGGATCTTCTAAAGCTTTAAGAATTTTAGCGGATGTGTGTCCTATATTAGACTCATCTAAACCTAAATCCATTGCAGGAGAAGAATCTAAACTAGTTGCTTCGTGGATAACGTGTTGTTTTTGGGCTTTAGATATTAAAGTACGTAATGTGTTCACCATTGTGGTGTGTAAATACGTATGAAACGAAATTCCCCTAGACCCATCAAACCCTTCCGCAGCTTTTACAATTGCAATCCGTAATTCTTGCCCTAAATCTTCTCTATCCATGCCCAATACATATGATGTATTTAAAAATCTTTGTACTTTAGGCTCCCATTGAGTAATTAACTCATCTGTAATCTCCATAATCCTCCCCTATCTATCTTTTTGGCCTCTATTATAGCATGACCTACTACAATATATACCATTATACCCCCTTTTATGTCCTAATGCAATATCAGAACGCCTTCTTATAAAGGACGTATGACAGAAGGAACACGTTACACTGAGGTATAAGTAGGTTTCCCGGCACTCAGGGGAGCAAAAACGTTGTCTTTTGGGAATAGCATACCCACACAGGGTGCATTGTCGAGGAAGTTTGCGTGGTCTGGGA